AAGAAGTACAATGTTCAGATCCTCAAGCAGAACCTGATTTTATTAAACCATATTTTGGATTAAGACTATTTCCAGTATGGCATGTTGGAACTGATTATTTACATGAAATAGGAAAAAATTGGTATGATTTTTTAGAATCAAGAGATGTAAATTTTATTTGGGAAAATAAGGTTACTGATATTAATTTTGAAGAAAATTTTATTTCCTATACAGAAATAAATGGTAATGGTGATTGGACTCAAAAATATGATAAACTTATATTTGGTGTAGGTAAATCAGGTATTGACTTTGGTAAAAAATTAGCTGAACAATATGAATTACCTACAGAACCTAAAGCTGTTCAAATTGGAGTTAGATTTGAAGCACCACAAGAACATTTCCAAAAATTAATAGACATAAGTTATGATTTTAAATTATATAGAAAATTTGATGACAAAGGTGTATCACTTCGCTCATTTTGTACAAACAATAACGCCGCTTATGTTGCTGCGGAACACACTTATGGCGATGTAAGTTATAATGGTCATGCTAAAAAAGATGAAGCATTTAGAAATGATATGACTAATTTTGGTATCTTAATGGAAATTAAAGGTATAGATAAACCATTTGATTGGTCAAGAGAAGCTGTTAAAAAATTACAAGTTGATGGTGTAGGAACATATTTTTCACCTTCACAAAGAGTACCATCTAAAACATCTGAGGGTGATTATGTAGGATGCAAAGTAGTAAACAGTATGGATGTATTGTATGATGCAATAGGTGACCATGCTTTATATATTGAAGATTTTATTGAAGATATGAAAAAAGTATTTCCAACATTAGGAAATGATTGGGGTATTTATATGCCAGAAGTAAAATATCTGTCACCTGAACCTTTAGTAACTTATAAAGATTTATCATTAACTAAATATCCTAATGTGCATTTTGTTGGGGATGCTTTATCTGCTAGAGGTATTACAGTTAGTGGAGCACAAGCGATTTATACCGTTGAAAGTATTTTAAATGATATGGTAAATTCACATGAATGGAGTAATACTATAGAAGCCTAATATTTATAATAAAATTAGAAAATGGCCCGAATAGTATTTCTTAGCTGTACTAAATCTAAACTTGATAAGCCATCTCAAGCACAAGATTTATACTCAGCCTCACCTATGTTTAAGAAAACTTTAGAATATGGGAAGTCACTTAAGCCAGACAAAATGTATATTTTATCTGCTAAACATCATTTAACACCATTAACAAAAATGTTAGAACCTTATGATTTAACTCTTAAGGAAATGGGTAAGAGTGAGAAAGAAGAATGGGGAGAAAAAACATTTGGACAAATTAAATCTGCAGGAATAGATCCTGAAAGAGATACTTTTATATTTTTAGCTGGAACTGAATATATAAAACCATTAGCTAAATACATTCCTGAAGAAAATATAGAAGAACCTATGAAAGGAAGAAGATTTGGAGAAAGACTAAAATGGTTAAATGGTCAGATTGAAAAGATTGGAGAAGTTATTAAGAAAATTAAAAACATGATATATGAAACTTACCAACGAAAATTTAAATAAATACATTAATCTATATCTAAATGATGTAGATGATTATGGAGAAGAAACAGAGTTTCTTTTAGCTGAGTCAGTTTTATCCCCAATTAAAGGATTATTAGTTGAAGCAAAAGGTGATGGTAATCTTATACTTGAATCTCAATTAAAAGAATCCTCAACATATGAGAAAGAAATTATTGAAGATTTTATGCTCTATGTGGAAAATGTATAAAAGTTTGGCTTAAATAAAAATAATTGTTATATTTAAAGTATGAAAATAGGTTTTACTGGAACAATGAGTGTAGGAAAGACTACACTAGTTAATGCGTTAAAAGAACTTCCTGAATTTAAAGATTATAGTTTTAAAACAGAACGTTCTAAATATCTTAGGGATTTAGGTATTCCTCTTAACACTGATAGCTCTACTAAAGGTCAAATTATATTCTTAGCAGAAAGATGTTCTGAATTATATGATGAAAATATAATTACAGATCGTACTCTTATTGATGTAATGGCCTTTACAGCTTTATCTAAAACAATACCTCTTACATTTAGTTATAATTTCAATGATCTATGTTATGATTTACTCCAAGAGTATGATTATATATTTTATATATCTCCTAATGGAGTAGACATTGAAGATAATGGGGTTAGAACTACTGATCCTGAATATAGGGAGTCTGTGGATAAAGAAATTAAGAAGATCATTAAAGAAAAAAAAGGTTATATTAAAAACTTAATAGAATTAAACGGTTCTGTTGAGGAACGTGTTAATAAAGTAAAACAGACGCTTAGTCTGTAATATTTATAACTAAAAATAATCATGAAAAAAACTCGTATAGTCCAAATTATTCGTGAAGAAATTGCTAAAGTATTAAAAGAAGGATCAATACAAGCTAGAGAGCTAGCAGACAGAAATTCATTACAGCAATTACAAGCCATGTATGACCAGCTTATGATAGACATGGAGCAAGAAGCTGAACCAGAAGGTGGCCCTATAGCAGATCAATATGCAGATCAAATGCAAGACATAGAAGATGCTATGCAAATAAAAAGAGGAGGTTCAGGTGAAATGACTTATGGTGATATGTTACATAAAAATTATCCTGACAAATATGGTCCAGGTGGGGTAGAATTAAATGAAATGGCTGTAAATGAAATGGCTACTTTCTATAAAGTTAAAGGTGATAAAGCTGAAGCTAAAAAAGCTATAAAACAAGAAAAAGAAAAATATAGAGAAGGAACAGCTTTATATAATACTTTAGATACTTTAGAAAAGAAAGGAGAAATTGATTATAAAGAACTTTCTAAGGAAACAGGTAAGGATGTTGCTTCTTATAACAATCCTAAATCTAGAGGAGTACTTGAAAAAGATTTAGCTGATTTTATTGAAGCTGAAAAAGTTAAAAGAGGTCCAAAAGCTGATCCTAACAAACCTAAAAAAGAAAAGAAAGATAAAAGTGGAAAAACTACTACTCCTAAAAGTAAGAAAAAATCAACAGTATCTAAATTAGAGAAAAAATATTATGTTGATCCTGAAGATGGAGGCCCAACAAATAAAGAACTAAGAGATTTAGCAGCTTCAGGACTTGGAGATGAAAGTTTATCAAAATTACAAAGTCAAGAAAGAAAAAAAATGCTTAAAGCAGCTTTAAAAGATCTTCAAAAGAAAGGAATATTAGATAAATCTAATAAAGTCTTAGATAGAGAAGCTTATGATAAAGAATTTGCTAAGATTAAAATTGATATAGCTAATAAAGTTAAAAATATAAAATAATTTGAAAAACTTTTTTGGAAATATAAAAACAGTATTAATTACACTCTTAATACTAGTAATCCTATTCCTTAGCTATTGTTCTTCAAATCCATTTCAAATGCCTTGGAAAAAATGGAAAAATCAGCCAGAAGGTGAAGCACCAGTAGTTGTAAGAGTAGAAACTAAATGGGATACTATTACTAAAGAAATACCTGTTTATATTCCTGAATGGAAAGTAAGAACAGAATATAAAGATACTTTTGTTTATAGAGATATTGACACTCTAGAAATTCTAAAAGACTACTTTGCTTCTTACATTTATTTTGATACATTATATAATGATAGTATTACTATTAGAATTAGTGATACAATCACACAAAATAAAATAAAAAATAGAAGTATAGAATATGATCTTTTAATTCCTACAACAATTATAACTAGAGATTCAATTGTAAGAAAGAGAAAATTTTATATAGGAATAGGAGCTAGTGGAACTACTTCTCAATTAACTAATGTTGGTGGGGAAATTTTATATACAGGTAGAAGAAAAATAGGAGTTGGATTAGGTGTAGGACTAAATCAAGACTTCAATGTAGTATTCTCTGGAAAAATGTATTGGAAGTTAGGAAAATAAATGGAAAAAGATATAAAACATATTATCCGAGAGGAATTTGTAAAATGCGCCCAAGACCCAGTGTATTTTATGAAAAAATATTGTTATATCCAACACCCACAAAGAGGTAGAATACAATTTAGTTTATATAAATTTCAAGAAAAAGTATTAACTTTATTTGAAGAAAATCCATACAGTATAGTTCTTAAATCCAGACAGTTAGGTTTATCCACATTAAGTGCTGGTTATGCTTTATGGTTAATGATATTCCAAGAAAATAAAAATGTATTAGCTTTAGCAACTACTCAAGCAACCGCTCGTAACTTAGTAGCTAAAGTTCAATTTATGTTTGAAAATTTACCTTCATGGTTAAAAGTAGATTCTTTAGAAAATAATAAATTATCTCTTAGACTTAAAAATGGATCAAAAATACAAGCTAAATCTTCAAATAGTGATGCTGCGCGTTCAGAAGCAGTTTCATTACTAATTATTGATGAGGCTGCCTTTATTGATAATATTAAAGAGACATGGGGTTCTGCACAACAAACCCTATCTACTGGTGGTGGTGCTATTATTTTATCTACA